CAGCAAGAATTTCAGTTGACAACATATTTGCCAATTCTGTTTCTGCGTCTAAACCATGAATTGCTTTAAGGTCTTGAGCAAGTTCCATTGTGTACTCAGCTTTAAGTGCGCGAGAAACAGCAGTAACCGTTGTTTTCTCGATGCTGAATGCCATCTCTGCGAAAGAGTTTGCAGCAGCGTCACCAAGGGCTTCACCTTGAGCTGTAGTCATACCAGTTGGAGATAAGTAAATTCCAGCTGGACTATCGTTTAATAGTTTTGGGTTAGAACCTGTCATTGCAGATGATGTTAAATCACCAGCAGCGTCATCATTGGAAAGTCCTGTGTCTGGCTCATCAACCAATAATTCTGCACCGTCAGATGAAGCAGCTTTAGCACGCATTGCAAAGATAAGACCAGTTGGACCTGTCATTGGTTGCACACCGCATACGTCATAAGCGATAAGGTTTGGCATTGCACGGCGAACAAGAGAAATTAGGATTGGATCCCAATTTGATACTTGACCACCAGTACTGTTAGTTGGCGCAGCTTCTGAAAGAAAACTTGAATCTTCTCGCATTGCTTTTTCTTGGTTCTCTAGAATGAGAGTAGTAACTGCCCGCTTGTAAGAATCCTCAATCTTATTAAGATCAGGGTGTTCTAGGACTGGCTGCCACTTTTCTTGTAGATGTTCTGTCTGAAACATTAGTTTCTCCTTTTTATTTACATCTTTTTAATTATATTAACTTATGCACTCGCCTTTTGATCACGACTGATAGCAGACATATACTTATGCATAGTATCTGTCGTATCAATGTCCTGCGCGGTGCCACCATCTTCATCATCTATTGCTCTTGTGCCTGTAGCAGGTTTAACTTTAGGGAAATAACTTTCTTTCAGAGTAGAGAGTTTTTCACGGAAAGACTCTTCGTCTGTAAAGTCAACATCTTCTACAAGACCTTTGAACTTCTCAATTTCTGTTTGAGCTAAATCTTCTGATACTTCAGTAAAGACTTGCTCTCGAACTAATAGAGAATTATCTTCTGTCATTTCAACATTCTTCTGAATTGACTCATTTAATTTCTCTTCTAATTCTGCAATTTTTTCAGATTGTGCTTCCAAAACGTCATACTTTTCGTCTGGAACGTCAATATAGTGATCCTCAAACAACTGTTTCAGTCCAGAGATGAAGTCTTCTGCAATTTCGCCTTTAAGTCCACGCTCAATTGCTAATTCATTCTCTTTAGTCCATTCCTCTACAACATAGTTGAGATATGTATCAACCTTCTCAGTTAACTCTTCTTTGAAGGTTTCTTGTTCTGTTTCTTTTTCACTAGATACTTCTTCATGGATACGATCAATCTCTAAACGTAACTTAGATTTGATTGCAGCTTCAAAAACTGTTGCTGCTTTTGTCTTAAATTCTTCTGAAAGGTCTTCGCCAGTCATAAGAGCATCAACGTCTTCTTTAACGTCAAGGTCTTTAATACGAGCATCGATTGCTTCTTTCTTCTCAGGAGAAATGGCTTCTTCAACCTCTTCTTCTTCACTATGCATTGATTCGTATGCAGCCTTAAGATCAACGGCAGACATATTTTCCATTTCTTTATGCATTGCAGCTTTCAACATTTCTTTAGTCATACGAGCTTCTTCCAACTCTTCACCTTCTTCTGGAACGTGACTAGCAGCAAGTTTTTCTGGTTTCATAGGTTTTCCTTCACCTTTTTGTGCTGGATCGCCTGAAACTTCTTTTGCTTTTGCAGCAACTTTTTTGGCTGGAGCATCTTTTTGCTCTGGGTCAACAACAGGTGCGCCTGTGTCTTCCGCATCGTTTTTCATTTTAGACTTTTCAGCAGGAGCGGCACCCTTTTTCGTAGGGTCTTCAGCTTCTTCAAGCTCAGCCAGAACTTCTGCTTCAAGTTCTTCAATTGTTTGGTCTAATTCGGACATTAGGGTGTCTCCTTGTTTTGTAATTAATATTTATAAGTTATAACATCTTGAGGAATTTTGCAAACTCCAGTGCTTCCACCTTTGCTTGTCTTTGATGCGACTTAACATCAAATTTCTTTTTCATACCTTGCAACTGTGCTTCAATAAGTGATCCATTATTCCATACCCACTCTTTTCCCTCCATAATACCTTCTACGAAAGCATTAGGAGCAGATGGGTCTGCTACGATGTCTGCAGCTGTTGCGAGATAAAAATCATCTCTTACGTAATTGGCTCCGCCTTTTGATTCCAAACTTCCCATACCTCTAGAAGAAACACCTAGTTTTGCACCCTCATCCATTAAATTTTTAACTATCTTACCCATAGGTGTGTCCATTATTTTAGCTTCGCCAATAAAATTCTTTCCGTCAGGCGTCAAAGATGTAATCATGTGTGATACTCTTTCCAGATTGACCGTTGGTCCTTCTGGATGACCTAGTTCCCCAAATGCCCGTTTCTCTTTAATAAAATTTTTATTATACTTCCCAACCTCATTCTCAAGTATTTCCATAGGATATACCCGTCCGTTGCGGTTTTTTATGTCAGCTTGCATAAAAATACCACGAATCTTGTAACTTTTTGAACCGTCTTCTTTAGCCTCAGTGATGTACTCTACTTCTTCTACTGATTCTGAAAATAATTTAACTGTATTCATTTGAATAATCCTTAAGCGTAATTTTCATCTTTTTTAAATTCAATCATTACGAAACCAGATGTACCTAAACAAGCTAATTCCATATCACCAGAAGTCTCACCTGTATTTGTGGCAGCAGATTCAATTAATCCAGCAGAACCATCATAGTATCCACTTCCTGCTAAATCCATCAATGTTATATCTGAATCACCCTGTTCAATAATTTTAACATGGCCGGTATTATCATCGACAGTACCTTCAACTAAACCCCACCAAACTCTTTTAATATGCAATTTTGCACCATTGGCATGACCATCTAAAGCACTTGCATCTAAAATAGCATTAGTTGTAGTTGTATCATCAGCAATATTAACTAAGATAGTAACAGTACCACCATCTCCAGCTGATCCAACAACTGTATCTCTTAGTGTTCTTGTAGTAAAAGCCATACTCTAACTCCTTAAATCGATAACATTTCTTTCTCAAAATAATTCAAAAGTTCTTTTTCGGACACTTTAAATTTTTTTGATACTTCTTTTATACTTTTTTCAAAACTATTTAGGAAATCTGAAGGTTTAGAATCCATTTTTTGGAATATAATATCAATAGCATCCCTCATCTTAGGAGAAAGTTTCTTATATTCCTTAGATTTCTTATGCTCATCCTTCTCAATTACGGATGTATATACTCCACTAAACGTCTGAGACATCATCTTCCTCTGGCTCTACTGACATAGTTTTTACAAAAGTGTTTGCTAAGTCTTTTCTTTTTATTTCTAAAGCATCACCAACTTTTGCACTTACAGCAGACTTAAATACTTCTTCTGCACCTATGTTATTTCCTGTTGAAATTGCATCTACAAATTCTCTACTCATCATTTATCTCCTTTTTTTTCACCGAATTTTTGATCATCATTTGGTTTACCATCTTGTTCTGGATCTTCATAATCCGGCATCTGTTCTGGTGCAATAACACCACCAGTGCCATCTTGTGGATATCTTGTAATTCCATCACCTCCATCTGGTAGACTTATACCACCATCTAATGGATCAACGGTAAGCTCTTTCTTAATCTGATCATTCATTTCTGAAATCTCTGCATCATTCATACGTAATACTTTTTTAAGTACATATTCTTTACTAAAGAATGTACCAATATATGATTGTATTGAATCAAGTGTTTGTATACGATCATTAAGAAGTTCTGCATCTTTAAGCTCTGCAAAGTGACCATCTTGTAGAAAGTCATATTGAATATGCTCTTGCATCATGTCCCAATCTTCTGGAGCAATAACACCCTTTAATAGAAGTTGTGTTTTAAGAATGTCTGTAAATAAAGGTACAAACTTCTTACGAATACGTTGCACAAACTTAGAGAATTTAAGTTCATCTCTTGTTATTTCAGAAGCTCTTCCTAAAGAAAACCCTGCTTCAGAATCCATACGAGATATAGGAACATTCAAAGACTTATAGAGTTTCTTTTGAAAGTATGTGATATCATCAATTTCACCAAGATTAGAACCGCCTGGTAATGTTGTAATCTCTGTACCTCTACCACCTTCTCTTCGTGGAAGCCAAAAGTCTTCTAACATTGACATATGATTACGATCATCACGGATTTCACCAGTAGATGCATCATATACCAATTTGTTACGATAACGATTCATAACATCTTTGAGATATTGTTCTGCCTTTATCTTAGGTAAATTACCAACATCAATATAAAAGATACGGCGCTCAGGAGCCCTAGAAATACGATATATGACAAGTGCATCTTCGATCATCCTTAATTGATTTACAGGTTTGATTGCTTTGTGTAGATATGATAAAACTCTACCAGAGTTACCATCAACAGAACCAGATGGAGCATATGAAATTGCGTCTGGAGCTATCTTTAAACCAGAACCACCACCGCCTGTTCCAGCAGAAGACAAACCTTTTTCATTATAAAGATAATACTCATCAACGGCATTAACCATATCAACGCCAGTAGCAGTGCTCTTAGCTTTCTTAACTTGTCTAACTTTTCTAATCTTTGTTGGGTCTATGTATCTAAGTTCTATAATACCCTGTTTTGGATTCTTATTGTCTATGATTTTGTGGTAAAATAACCTACCATCAACATACCAACGCCTAAAGATATCATGACCCTTTTGTTCAAAATGAAGGAGCCGTAATACTTCAGCAAATTCTTCTCTTATTCTTCTTTTTATTTTGTCTGTATATGGTAAACGATCAAGAGTAATTTGAACTGCTTGATCATCCTCATTAGAAACAATACCCTCATTTATTATATCTTCTATAGCAGTATCGCACTCAGGTTGTTGAGCTATATCACGATACCGCCGAATTAAATCTAAATCGGTTTTCTCTCTACCATCAGTGTCTAAAATTTGTCCAAAAAAACCACCGCCAGCAATATCAAGTGTGCCGTCGTCAGCAGTGGGGGTAGTGAATGATGGTA